CTCATCACACACAACTAAGAAGTCATATAATGCTCTTTGTCCTACAAGCTCAAGCATTAAACTCTCTGCAGCTTGTTTGATTTCGTCACGTGTAATTTTATCATTTGGTTCAAACAAATACGGTTTGGCAAGTTGATTTAACTGACTACGTAGGTAGATAACAAGTCTTGCTACGTTGATTCTATCTAAAGAACTTGCTGCTAGTTGTCTTGTTTTCTGACCAAATGCAACCAATCCTGCTCCAGTGATGAATGTAATTGGATTAACTGCGTTTGAATACAGTGTATCTCTTTGACCTTCATTAAGTGCTATTGATTTAAATTCGCCTTCTGATGTAATAAATCCTGTTGAACTTGCATTAGTAATGCCACCACGTCTTGTACCTGCTGGTGCAAACCATGGAAACGATACTTGATCGCTTAGTGCAATAGTTCTCATCATCATATGACTTGGTGGAACAACAACATTGTTACCAAAGTTATCACTTGTAAATCCACTTGGATAGTAAACAGCTAGATATGGATCTGAAGTTACTAATCCGTTGTCGTTATCTTCAACAGCTTGATTAGTGTTAGTTGCCCAGTTGTTGATAGACGTTGCATCACTTGTAAGTCTAAATGGTGAGTCACCTAAAACAAATGCTGTTAGTCCTCTGTCATAATTTAAAGATTTCATTTCACCAATAAGTTCTGGATAACCTGGTGTAGACATTAAGTTAAATATTCTTGATTCATTGTCTCTGATATCTTCATTTGAATTAACTAGTGCTTGTAGAGCCTGTACAATAACTTTACGTTGAGCTTTACGTCCAAAAGTACCTGAACCATCTTCTTGGTTTGCACTTTCAGTTACCCAACGATCTGCATCGTATGCAGCCATTGATTCTCCTACACCGCTACCGTATCTTGTATTGTTACCTGCTGTGTTGATATAATTTTTAACATATTTCTTAACATTAAATCCACTTCTACGTAGATTCCATAACAACATACCTTTTGGATATAATGCTGGATCTGGTGCATCTGGATCAACATAGTCACTTGCAAGTAGGTCAGCAATATCACCTGCTGTATCACTATTTGCACCTGCTGTATTGTAACGTGCATCTGCAAAAATAATACCATCTTCAGAAGTTTGATCACCTGTATCTACAAGTACCCAATTATCTTCAGCATTTGCATTTCCTAGTGCTGCATTGTACTTGTATAGTTTTGGATAATTTTCTAGATCACTTGTATTAATCCAAATATCACCTGTAACAAGAGCAGTGCCATCGCTTTGTGTCTTTGGAGCACTTGCTGTTACTATAGGACCCAATGGATCTGGTGTTTTTGATGAATCTACATTATAGTATGGACTTGCAGTTGAACTTTCTCCGCTTGTTCCATCATATTGATATCCAACAAATTCATTTCCGTTGTGTATCATAATATCTACTTCGTCAACAATAGAATTATACCATAGAGTGCCGTCAGCTGTTACCGCTGTAACTTCTGTTGGACTTGCTGTGAAAAATCCTTTTCCTAGATCGTTTACAGGACTCCATAAACTTGCTACGTATATTGCTGGAGTAGCAGTAGCATCGTCTTCTGTTGTTCCTGCTTCGTCAAATCTTGTGCCTGCAAAAGTTCCTGGTGCATAATACAAGTTTGGAGTTCCACTGTTACCGTCAACAAACGGAGTAAATCCAGCTGCTGCAAGAACACCGTCTGTGTCAACAAATTTAATTTCGCCACCTAAAGCATGTGTGATACTTACTTTATTTGTAGCATCTACTGAAGCTGTTACATTTGTTACATTAGCATCATTGATAGCTGTTGCAAGAAGAGTAGAATCTCCTGCTGCACCTGTGTAGGACGCAGTAATAGTAACTGCTGTTTCAAACGATGCACTTCCGTTGTCAGTAGTCTGTATTGTAAATGATTGACTTCCTGAACTTATTGAACCTGCAATAATTTTGTTACCTGTAATAACTGTTGGTGCTGCACTTCTTCTACGCTTCAATTTGAATGTTGCTAATGGAGGAGCATCTCCTGCTACATTAGTTTCAACATATAAATCACCTGCCGAAAGTCCTGTACCCCCACCTGATTTATCTAAGTTATAAATTGCTTCTTCGTTGCTAGCATATAACGGTGCGCTTACAGTTTCCCAAAGTTGTGTTGAGTTATTCCATTTTTTAACAAAGTAACTAGCACCTAAGTTAGGTGTTGTAGTTTTCATCCAAACACTACCAGTTGGTCTTGTGTACGTATCGGCTGTCTTCCATTCTGGAACACTTGTATGTTTTGAAACTTGTAATGAAGGTGGATAGTAAGTTCCTGCTGCAATTCCTAATTCTGTTAATCTTGTAGAGTCACCCCCAATTAAAACTTCTCCGCCTATTGTTGAATCTTCAGAAGCACTACCTGTGCCATCACTGTAAATTTCTAATCTTCCATCTACTGCGTCTGCTGTTATTCCTGCAATCAACAGTCCATTAATTGTAGAAGCAACGTCTGTTACAGTATCTGAGCTATTTACAGTTACACTAGTACCATTTATTGTAATAGCTGCTGATCCTGCAAAAGATGGATTAGCGGCAGTACCTTGTATAGTAGGCCAGCTCTTAGCCCATGCATCTGAGCCTACAAGTACCCATGTACCTGATTTATTTCTGTAAAAAATTCTTATTAATGTAGTTGTTGCTACAACGGCATATGATCCTACTTCACCTATAGTTCCACTTGGAATATTTCCGCTAAAGCCGTTTACATTTAAACTACCTGTATTGGTAACTTCTGTTGTATCAGTAATTACATAAGGCACCTTGTTAGTAAAATTTTGTCCACTATTTACAACAGATGCTCCATTCCATTCCTGGATACCCCATAGAGTATTTGCTGTGTCTAACCAATATGTGCCGTCTGTTGGGTTTGCTGCAGGAGCTGTTGAAGTTGGTTCTAATTCGCCTAAATCAACGTTTGCTCTCACTACAAAAGCTCTGTTGCTTACACCTAAAAATGAATATGCAGCTTGTAGCCCATACTCGTTCAACTCTCCGCCATGTATTGGATTGTTATTTGAATCTGTTTTGAATATCGGATCACCAAATGTATCTGCTAGATCTCTTTGAGATGTAAGTAAGAATGGTGTTCCTGCATTTGCTGCCAATGTTCCAGGTGCTGTACCTGTTCCTGCAGCATTAGTCTTGTTAGCCGCAGTTGCGACAAAAATCATTGGTGTAGTACCTGGTTCAGCTGGGGTATAAAAACTTTCGTCTATTACGCTGACCTGTACTCCTGGTGATGTAAGTGCCATTATAATTCTCCTATTGTGGACATATGTTTGTTACTATTATTTAGCAAGAAAAAACAAAAACAGTGTATGAAAATAGGTTAAAAAGGTACCAAAAAGGTGAGCTAAATACTGTATGAGACCTTTATGTAAATGTGGACATAGACCTTGTGCAATAAATTATCGCAAAGGTAAAAAAATATACTATAGAAAATTATGTGAACGTTGTTTACGTAATGGATTAAATCACGGTATTCCGTTATGGAAACAGCGCGGATATAAAAAATTAGATTTATGCGAAAAATGCGGTCACAAAAGTAAACACCCAGAACAGTTTAACGTTTACCATATAGACGGAGATTTACAAAACTGTAGACCTAGTAATTTGAAAACAATATGTGCTAATTGCCAACGTGTTATACAGAAACAGGGAGTTCGCTGGAAGCAAGGCGATCTTTTACCTGATTTTTAAGCATATCTATTGTTCCACCATTATCTATAACATGATTAAAATTCACATTAGCCCATGCCCATTCTGATTGATGGATGTCTTTAGGTTCTACACCAATATCTTGGTACATTCTAAACCAAACAGGATCAGGTCCTCTACGGATGCGCCAAACTTCACCATATATACTTTTGATCATATTTGCTTCATTTTCAAAACGTACATCAGGAATAACATAATTTGTGGCAGGATTTTCTACAATTTTCTTTTTAACAATGCTTACCCATATGTTGTTGTCAAACCCATTACGCATACAATCAGTACCAAACTCTTGTAATACTACTCTAGGACTAATATTCCTACCAGTTTCTTGAGACCAAAAAGAGTCTTTTTGTTCACGCCAAGCTCTACCTTCATCAGTATCACCTTCTAGCATTTGTCTGTCCCATCCAAATACTTCTGCTACACCGTCTTTGAGTTTATCTGCAAATGAAACTTTTGTGTAGCCATATTCTTCTACAAGAATGTCAGCTACAGTTCCTTTACCCGAACTAATTAAACCACAAATACCTATAATCATAAGAAATCCTTCAAATATTATATAGTATATAACTTTTATTCTGTTTTGTCAAGTACTTTTTGGTAGGCTTCTTCAAACCCATCTTCGTGTAAGTATGCTTCATTGTTATTCCACATACGTTTTAAGTATCCGGGTGCTGATTCTAGTATAGTTTGCTCGCTTGCGCTAAAGTGTCCTTTAACCATCCAAAAAAGCCTATGGGCTTCTTTGTGGGTAAACTCTGCCATTATCCTATAGTAAATCCGTAGCCAACACCGCCTGGTACAGCAGTCGTTACTTCTTGTTCAAGTTTTTCCATTTCGGCTTGTGCTTCTGCTTTCAGAGCATCACCATTTAACTGGCCGCCACCTTGTGGTCCTGCTATTGTTGCAAATTTTGATCTTGCTTCACCTAACATATATTTGCAAGTTGCAACAGTGTAGTCCTTAATCCATTGCTTTGCAAGATAGTCGTCTAACAATTGGTCATCTGGTCTATAGTTATAGCATAACAGTAGCAATGTTTCTTCTGTGCGTGAACGTTGTAAAATTGTAAGTTTTTTGTTTGCGGTATTCCATTTAAATTCTATAAATGATCCAAACATGCGTCCTACTAATTCTTGATATTGTGAAAAGAAATCGTATGTTGCTAAGCCACCCATATTCGAACTTGCTAATAGATAGGTATTTGTATAAGCTAAATTAAAAGGCTCAAACAATGTGCCTCCATCTCCGCCGCCTGATCTTGAACCGATAGATCTTCTAAATATTCTACGGACTTCTACAATTTCATTTGGCAATGTATACTCATTTTGATCAACTACTGTAGGCATGAAGAAATAACTTTCCTCAACTGAATTATCTGATCTTTGACGAAATCTAGTTAGTGCTTTGTCTAATGCTGTTTCATAATGTACTGGATCAAGTTCAACATCGACCATGCCTCCGCCTAACATGTTGTAAACATAGTCAAATACTTCTTGTTTCTTAGTTTTAAGTGTTGCCATACGAAAAGTTCTCCACAAGTATTTATCGTTCGATAAATATGTATATGCCAAGACTATCTTTATATAAACCCGAGAAGGGCAAAGATTACGAATTCATAGACAAACGTATCTATGAAATGTTCACTGTAGGTGGCACAGATATCTTTGTACACAAATATTTGGGGCCAAAAAACCCCGATGAATCAGATGCTACTGCTGATCAACCTCGATACGATGCTGTAAAAGAAACAAACATACAGGATATGTTGTTTATGGAAAACAGAGATCGTAAATATGATCCTGATATCTATAGTATGCGTGGTATCTACAATGTGCAAGATATTGACTTTAATATGAGTCAATTTGGATTGTTTTTAAGCAATGATACATTGTTTATGACTATACATATCAACAGTAGTGTAAAAACTCTTGGAAGAAAAATTATGCCCGGCGATGTTATTGAGTTGCCCCATTTAAAAGATCAACATGCTTTGAATGATTATACAGTTGCACTTAAAAGATATTATGTTGTAGAAGATGTTAACAGAGCAGCTGAAGGATTTTCGCCCACATGGTATCCTCACTTATATAGAGTTAAATTGAAACAGATCGTTGACAGTCAAGAATTTAAAGAAATACTTGATTTGCCGATGGAGGCAGACAATCCAGGTAGTGGAACATTGCGAGATTTATTATCGACATATGAAAAAGAGATGCAAGTTAATAACGCAGTGGTAAAACAAGCAGAAGCAGATTCAGCTAAGTCGGGATATGATACAAGTCATTTCTTTAGTTTACAAACAGACGATAACGGTGAAGTTGAACTTGTTACTACAGATACAAATGAATTAGATACTAGCACTAATAACGAGCTCGCAGATAGAATAATGCAAACTCCTGATAGAGAAGGCTATCAAGGATATCTACTAGGAGATGGTATACCAGGAAACGGTGAAGCATTTGGGCATGGTATTGGTTTTCCTTCTGGTAGTATAGAAGGAGATTTTTTCTTAAGGACAGATTTTATGCCAAATAGATTATTTAGATATGACGGAAGACGTTGGGTTAAACAGGAAGATTCGGTCAGAATGACACTAACAAACACTAACACTAGAAGTCATCAAAAAGGTACATTTGTTAACAATACTAACAGTGGCGAAATTGGTGGCGAAACTGTACAAGAAAGACAGAGTCTTTCTAAAGCACTCAGACCAAAGGCTGACAATTAATGCAACATTTTTATGACGGGCAGATAAGAAGGTATATCACTCAAATTGTGAGATTAATGAGCAATTTTTCTTACAAAGATGGCAGTGGTAAATTGACAGAAGTACCTGTAATGTACG